CCGGCGTTAAATGCTTAATCTGAGGAGGTATGTCGTAAACAACCTTTTGGACCGAATGGACGAAACGGCCCATATTGCCCCATACATCTGATTCCAAAAGAGATCTGCCCATAGCATGAATCCCGCGGGAGTACTTGTAGGAGCCGTAGGCCTCCTCCTTAGTAAAATAACCGGTCTCGCGGTGACCCGCCTTGGGTTCATAACGGTCCTCCGGCTTGTAAAAATCTCCTGTGCGGTCATTGTGCCATTGGCGTATGTCTTCGATTCTGCTCTGACTGTAGCTAAGGCCACTCAGCATATCCTCGAACCCAAGCAAGTCGCCATCGGAAAGGGGCTCAAAATGCGCGTCGCAAATTTGGTCCACTATGTCACGCTTAATTTTCAAATATTCGGGATCTGGGGTTGGGGTTTTGCCAGCACCTCGGTGCGCCAGCCCGGCCAGGGTAGTCAGGGCATGGCTGCGATCGCATACCGGCATCGCGATGCCCTCAATGGCGAACGGGGAAAAAGTCGCCATAGGGCGTCGGGCTTCGATCTTCCTGGGTTGTACTTTCTCTACCCTGAGGCCTTTGTCAGTGCTGATGTTATTCATAGACACGTTAAGGAAGACCCCATCATCGGCCCTGTAACCATAAACGCCGTAAATCCCGTCTTCGGGGGTCTCCTTGCAGTCCGCATAGGAAGAAGCCCCCGGTCGGAAACCGATCGCGCTGGCATTCCACCACGGATTGATGTTGTCAGCCTCGCGTTTTGAGTGGGGCTTAGGGCTGCTGTCGGCCTGGGCCTGAAGCCCTAACCGGAACATCTCTGTCTCAAGAGCGGAACCGCCGTCACAAAACTTATAAAAGTCCTGGTATATTGACATGGGGACAGGTCTGTAGCCAGCCCCCAGTCGGGAACTAAAATCACGCAATGCCCAGTTGGTGATGGCGTCTTGCACCATTGGAACACATCGCATTCTATAGTCTGCCTCCCCGGTCCATTCTAAATAGTTCTCCCTGAAATCGGTCACATCCGAGTAGAAGTCCAATCCGTCATAGGACCGTTGTTTGGGCTCAACGTAAGGGTGTAGGGTCCAGCTTTCAATCCAAGCCGGAGCGGCCCAGGACGACTGCACTACAGGAGGCACAAAAACAGCACTCGCTGCATATGCCATGACAGCCGACCCGACTGTAGCAGGAATGCAAACAACAGCATAAACTGCGGTGGTAATCAGCTGAATCAAGCCTACTAGAAGAAAGCCCAGAAAGCCCACCACGTC